CGCTAAGACCGGGTTTTGTGACCAACGTTGCGCTAACTTGGTCTTTTGCTGAACTGAATTCCATGATGAGTCCTTAAGAAATACGCACGATGGCGCTGTTGGCATCGGGGGTGGGGAAGATAATTTGGAAAGTGTCATTGCTGACGGTTTTATCTGAACCGAAGTCCAAAACTGCAATTGATTTATTGCCTTGCGTGGCGTTGTAAATCAAAGCTGCACGGGCAGTAAACGTTGCACTTGCCCAGCTTGTATTGCTAAAAGAAATAAAAGCTGTTGGCACTGCGTACTGATTAGCAGCTGCTGTTGGAGATTGGTCAATAACCAATGTATTACCACCCGCTGTGTAGCCCGTACCTGTTACTTCGTTGCTTGTGGTGTACACGGTTGTAGCAGCATTGATGTCTGCGTTGCCTGTGTACAAAGCAATCTTGAATGTATCTGGGCTTGTTGGGCCAAAGTTGTGAACAGCTTGGAGCAGCTGAATCTTGCAACTTGTGGTTACTGTTTGAAGAATGCTCATGATACTGCGACCCTAACTTGGCCGTCGCGGTATGCGTCGGCGCGTTGTTTACCATCACCCAAGTTCTTGAGCAGAGCAATAGCCTGCACGTAACGATCTTGTGCAAGCTTCACCATGTCGCCCTCTTGTCGCATATAAACAAACGCTTCGCAGATTGTTCCGTACAACAAGGTTGAATCAAAGTTATCACCCAGCCATGTTGTGCCTGCGGTAACAATTGATTCTGGGTAGTAGTAGTAATGCAGCTCTGCCATGTACGACAGATTGGGTGTTGGGCCAACAATGAATGTCAGCTCATTGATGTCGTTAGACTGTGGGCCAAAGATGGCGTAATGCTTTGGCTCGCCGCGAGTAGCAGTCTGTGGGTAGGCTTCACGAATAAAGTTTACATCTTTATTCAGCAAAAACAGATAGTCGCCTTGAAAGATAACCGCACCAGAGACTGCGCCTGTATTGGCTTGAGTCAAGTACACCGTTGTGCCAGAGACTGCACGAACGTATGTACCGGAAGGAATGTTTGTACCGCTGACCGCCTGACCAGACGCTACGCCAGATGAACTTGCAACTGTAATTGTGAATTCTGCAATCGTGCCAGTTCCAGTAGTACTAATGACTGGGTATATGGCAAGACTATATGGCGACAAGAAATCATTGGGGCAACCCAAGTACTTATTGCCAGCAGTCAATGAGCCTGTCACATTCTTTCTAAGGTTAGCAATCTGCACCGTGTTGTAGATGCGCTGCTCCGCCTGCTGAATGAACGTATTCATGTCAGCAGTTGGGAAAGTGTTTTCGCAGTAGTCAGCTACCGCAGTGACAAGCTCACTGTAATTCATGCCATTGGGCCTCGGGCCATCACGCCTTTAGTAGCTGCACCAGTACCACGGATTTTGATACCGCTAGTCTTAGTTGGCTCATCACCAGCAGACTTGCTAATAGCACCAATGCTTACATCGTACTCATCTAGTTTGCTTTTATTTGGACGTGATGCAAGTTGGCTCAAGCTTTCTTTGGCACGACCAGCATAAGCTGATGCGGGTTTGTTGTTTACAGCCATGATTAACCTCGCTTTTGATTCATTGCGCGGGCCATGTTACGGCCTACTTTACGCATCTCTTCGCCGGTTACAGTGGTAGCTTTACTTGGGCTTTTTGCGCCGCTAGTAGTGCCAACTGTTGGGCCGCTGTCACCCAAATTTTTGCCTTTGGTTTTGCCTTGTTGTGCAATTCCATCTGCTGCTCGTGTGTATGCCATTTCAAGCTCCTATCTGTATCGTTACTGTACCAACTTGTGAGGCTAATGCCAAGTAATTTGGCGTCAAACCTACATCATTTAATCTCGATCCACCAACTGGATTCCATCCCCACTGAATGTCCCGAGAACCACCTGCACTGTACCCATTTACGTTTACGCCAGATGTGACATAAGTCGTATCTTTACGTGGGTTACGCAAAGCCTGCGGATCATCCACAGGAAACGTTCCAAGCATCAGCTGAGGGTGGTCTGGATCCCAGCATTCAGGGCAAACCAGCAACTGATATTTCCGCTGCTTAATGATTTCAGTCCTAAGCTGCTTCAATTTGTATTGCTGGCCACAGCGATCACATTCCGCAATCGCTATTTTGCCTGATGCAAACCTATTTCCCATTAGTAACCACCACCGTTACCAATAAACATTTGACGAGGTACAAACCTGATCGCAGCCTTTTCGCGGTCTTCGCCGGCAGCAATTTCAAAGGTTTCGTCGTACATACGTTTGAGCATGTCAATGCGTGGCATCAACTCTGGTGTCTTCACAGCAATGTGATAGGCCAAACCAGCCGTCAAAGCAGGCAAGAAGCGGAAGTTCATATCAGCTGTTTCCACGCCACCGCCAGCATCTTGAACGCGGCGCAGTCTCCAGTACACAAACTGGTATGAAGTACTGTTATCTGGCGTTGGCCATACAGTTACAGCTGGCAACTGAGGCACAAATACAGGAGTTCCCACTGTATGAGCTGCCGCAGTTGTATTGTTCTGACCACGGAATACGCCGCCTAGGACGTTGCCTGTGACATAGGTATAGTAAATATCTTCACTATCCAGACGGATAAAGCCTGATCCAGAAAGCCTTTGAACCCAAACTTGGATTGGACGAGCCTGCTGAAGTTTGTTTGGAATAGTGGCATAGGTAGAAACACTAATACGAGTAATTGTCAGGTCAGCTTGCGTAGACGCAGTATTTTGTCCAGTACGAATGACGTGCTCCAACAGATCAATAGTATCTAGTGGAAGCGCATAAGTATTTAATCCGGGAGTCAGGTTGATTACACCTTCCTCCATTGTCCACATGTTGATACCTTTGTTTTGCCACTCAATGGTCATCAAATTCATTGAACGACGGGCTGTACGCAGGTCATAACCAGAACGCATTTCACGACCGGCACGCTCCCATGCTTCCTCGGCAATCTCCGTGAAGTCCAAGTTAAATAGTGTTGTGCCTGTCGTGGTCATGGAAATCCTAGAATTAAGAAAATAATTCTGCGTTTACTTTGCAGTCTTAGCTGAATCAACAAAAGCTTGTGCAGTAGGTGCACCTTTTGATCCGGGCTTACGCATTTTCTCACCAGAACCTGCCGCAATACGCTTACGTTTAGCATTAATGTTGGCATACAAACCAACAGCTCCGCCTTCAGCGTACTGAGTAAAGTCAGTGTCATCACGGCGAGCTTTACGCTTACCGCTTGGCATTTTGCTGGGGTTAATGGCCCCCATGCCACGGCTTGCCATCATTTTTTCATGCCTTTCAATGTCTCAGCCAAGCGAGCACGCTGGCCTGTAACACCGGGTTTCTTAGCAGCAGTTGCAAGTTTCTTGGCTGGAATGGTCTTTCCAGCCTTAACACCCAACGACTCACGCAGAGCACCCGGTTTTTTAATAGCTTTCTGGATCCATTTCTCAGCCATGATTATTTTCCTTTGTACATGCCGCCGCCGCACATCTTGACTTGTGTGCCACGGGTTTTACCGCGTTGAGCAATACCATTAGCAGATGCACGGAAGGTGCCGCCTTTAGCTAACTTTTTAACTGAAGCGCCGTCCACATCTTGTGGCACTGGCATGCCTTCACGGAAAACTGTGTCCTTTGGAGGAGCAGGTTTCTTAGGAACAGGCTTAGGCGCAGGCTTTTTGGAAGCTAGAACGCCTTCAGGATCTGTTGGTGGTTTGCCCATTTCAGCGGTATAGATACCGCCATCAGCATACTTTTTCATGATTAGCACTTTCCGCCACGTTTCATGGCAATCATTGTGCCTTTGGTTTTGCCCTTAGAAGCAATACCGTCACGGCTAGGAGCAGCAGTTTTGACTGAACCCATCTTAGAAGCAGCTACACCACCCTTGGCCAACTTAGACAAGTTAGTGCCTTTGCTACCCTTGTGCTCTTGTGCATCGTGCATCTTGAATGCTTTTTTGACAATAGCTTTATCTTGCTTGATGTCAGCTTTCATGTCTTCTTTCATATCGCTCTTAGCCATAGTTCCACCTTTAGAAAATTTACGGCCTTTATCAGCCGCTGAAAAGTCCTTTCCCACGGACTGTGGGACGCCTACTTTCTTGGCAAACGATTTTGAATGAGCAATCGCTTCCATGAAATTGTGTTGTTTTTTACTTACGCTCGGCATCATCAACCTTTGTGGATGAGCTGGTCAATTTTTTCTTCCAGCCTGTTAAAACGTTGGTCAATGTGACTTGTAATTCGTTCCACTTCTGCTTTAGTAACGTTATCACGCGCTACCTCCTCTCGGGTTTTGTTAAGCAAAATACCTAAGCGTGCTAGCTCAGCAAACTTTTCTTTTGCTACAAATGTGAGAATGCCCACTATCAGAGACAGTGCAGCAGACCACGCCATGTTTACGTCTAGCATTTCCAAGCCCTAAGTGATTTGTTTATGCGTGAGTCTGGGTCTTTGGCGGTTTTGGCGGATGTCAATTTCTTTTTCATCCCTTCCATCCTCGCACAAAAAGAGTCGCGCCGGGAGCCGCCTTCTGGCTGGGGCGGTTTCAAATTCATGCCTTGCTTTTTCGCGGAGGCCCGTCCCTTGGCATTCAAGCCACCGTTCGGATTCTTGCCTTCTTTTCTCTGCCATGCTGGTGTCTTAGCCATTTGCTACTTTCAGTTTGGTCTTACGGATAGCGTCTAACAAAGGAATAACAACCTCTTCGCGGAAGTTGTTCTCGTATGTCTCCGTACCGACGTGAGGCAAGCTAATGTCCACGTCAGCGTAAATCTTAAAGCCATGATCGCGTGCGCGGTCACAGAACAAATAATCTTCACCAAGGTAATGATTATCTTGGATATTGAAGTCAAACACGCCACAGACTTGTTCGCCCTTGAAATTGTAGAACCACTCTGGGTGAGCCACAACCATAGTCTCAAGGACATGTCGCTGGATCAACATAAAGCCTGTACCAACGCGTTTTAAACGCATCAGCGAGCCGTCAAACTCAAGGTCTTCATTCTCGTCAAAGTACAGATCAGCAAAGAAGTTACGGTCTTTGGATCTGCGTGGGTACATACCGGCGGTAATGTCTTTATCCCCACTCTGCGCCATCAAGCGCAAGATGTCATCGGGCGTGGCGATAACATCGGAATCAATAAACAGCAGCTCTGTGCAATCTGACTTGAGAAACTCATGCACCAATTGGTTTCTAGCCATAGTGATAATTGAGCACCCAGACACATCGCCCATATTGACGGAAACACCAAACTGCAAAGCACGCGGCATTAACGCTGCAATGTTGTATGCGAGTTTGA